CAAAGCCGATATCGCATAGCGAACGCTTACAATACAAACATATTCCAAGGGGATATGGTTGCGCAGGTTACCGGCGGTGGCATAGCGGTTCACGCTGATGCAGGTACTGTGCCTATCGTTGGAGTTTTCAACGGATGCACATACACTGACCCAACAACCAGCAAACAGGTTTTTAGTAATTACTTCCCAGCAGATACTGCGGCAGATGACATTATGGCCTTTGTCATTGACGATCCTATGGTTGTCTTTGAGATTCAAGCCAATGCTGCTTTCCCAGTAGCTGATTTGTTTGGAAACTTTGACATTGTTTATACGTCAGCTGGAAGTACGGTTACAGGAATCTCAGGCGCTGAACTGCAAGTAACCGATGGTGGAACAGCCACCACGCTTTCAGTTAAGGCAATAGATATTTCTACTGACCCTGAAAACTCAGACGTAGCGACAGCAAACACTAACGTGCTTGTTGTTATCCAAAACCATATATTCGGCGTGAAAGGCGCTGGACTAGCATAGGAGGCTAACTAATGGCTATTTCAAGAGCACAATTAGCCAAAGAGCTAGAGCCTGGACTCAACGCTTTATTTGGCATGGAATACGCTCGTTATGAAAACGAGCATGCCGAGATCTTTGAAACCGAATCTTCAGACCGAGCGTTTGAAGAAGAGGTCTTGATCGTAGGCTTTGGTAATGCAACCGTTAAAACAGAAGGTCAGGGTGTTGAGTATGATCAAGCCTCTGAAGGTTTTACGGCGCGTTACACGCATGAAACTGTTGCGCTAGGTTTTGCGTTAACTGAAGAAGCTGTAGAAGATAATTTGTATGACCGCCTTGGCGCTCGTTATACAAAGGCTCTTGCTCGCAGCATGGCCCACACCAAGCAGGTTAAGGCTGCTAACGTATTAAACAATGCGTTTAGCTCTAGCTTTACTGGCGGTGACGGCGTTTCTTTGATTAACACTGCGCACACGCTTGCTGGCGGCGGCACATTTGCTAACCGTGCAACGACGATGGCTGACTTAAATGAGACATCGTTGGAAAATGCATTGATTAGCATTAGCACTTTTGTTGATGACAGAAACATGATCTTGGCCCTTCAGGGAACCAAGCTGATTGTTCCTCCTCAACTTCAGTTCATTGCTGATCGTCTGCTAGAAACCCCTGGACGGGTTAGTACTGCGGATAACGACATCAATGCAATCAGGAACATGGGACTGTTACCGCAAGGTTACTCAGTCAACCATTTCTTGACTGACACTGATGCGTTCTTCCTGTTGACTGACGTTCCAGATGGGTTCAAGCATTTTGAAAGAACCCCGATTTCAACTTCTATGGAAGGTGACTTCGACACAGGAAACGTGAGATACAAAGCTAGAGAGAGATACTCTTTCGGCTTCAGTAACCCACGCTGCGTGTTTGGTTCTCAAGGAGCGTAATTGTTTCACATGAAACAGTAGACAAGGGGCCAATCGGCCCCTTTCTTTTTTATAGTCGTTAATATAAGATCTTTTTACTAGGTACATATTTTTCCTATCGACTGCCCTAGCAGACAAAGCCAAAGACGATAGGATCATTTTTTCTGGAGAAAAAAGACATGGCATCTACTTCATTTACCGGAATTGTTCGGTCAAAAAACGGATACACAACTTACAGAACTGATTCAACTGGAACAGAAACCACCTACGGTACTAGAGAAGGTGGGGTTTATGCTCTTGGTGCAGTTACTGGTTCAAGCACTGTGCTTGGCGCAGCCCCTACTGATGTTATTTTTGGTAAGGGATCAAACCCTGACCACATCATCAACCCGTACACCAGCGGAACAACGTCTATAACAGACCCGCTTGGTAATGACATTCCATTAGGAACTCCTCTTTACTACGGTGAAAGGATCTTTAGGTATGGAAAGAACGGTGGAGTTGCTTTAACAGCAGGTAAGCTTGTACAGAACTATGTGGCTACCAAAGCAGATCACCAGGACTTAGCGCCTACTGCTGGCGTTGCTGCTGGTGAATACGCTATTTCTGTAGAAACAGCGGGTACTGACCTTACGCTAAATGAATATGCTGGTGGGTTTTTGTATGTAAATGATGCAGCTGGCGAAGGTCAGATAATGAAAATTGCATCCAACCCTGCTCATGATCACAGTGCAGATCCATCTGTTGTCATAACAACTCACGATGCTCTAGCAACTGCTATTACAACATCATCTAAAGTCTCTCTTGTGAAAGATCTTTGGTCTGGTCTTGTTGTTGCTCCTGCTGCTGAAACAGGCGCAGTGATGGGTGTTCCGATTGTAGACATGGCCGCAGATGCTTATGGATGGTTCCAGACTTATGGGCCATCAGCAGTATTGACTGAAGGAACAGTAGTTCTAGGACACAATGTTATGCGCTCCGATACAACGGCAGGTGCAGTTGAGCCGTCTTCTGGATCCACTTTAGACATTGTAGGAACGGTAATGCTTGTGGATGTAACAACTGATTATTCATTGATTAAGTTAAACATCTGATTTTGGGAGAACCACATGGCGATGTCTGATGTAATTGCGGTCACTATGACCGCAGATACGCAAGCTTTAGATGCTGATGGAATATCTACAGCAGCCGCAGTTGGTAATAACGCAGCACTTACAATAGGTGGTGCGTTAGCTTCCGGTGGGTCTTGCACTTTTGACGCGGGAAGAATAGTTACTATTCTTTCTGCTGGTGATGATTCTGCTAAATCATTCACGGTAGTTGGTACGGATGTAAATAGTAATGCGCAAACAGAATCTATTACAGGGGCTAATGCTGGAACAGCAACAGGAAGTAGTTATTTTAAAACAATAACGTCTATAACTGCTGTTGGTAACCCTGCTGGCAATGTGTCTGCTGGAGTTAATGCTTCAGTGGCAGATGTTGTTTTTGCAGGCAGATCCAGAATGAAAGGAGCTTTTCTGACAAGCACAGCTACTGCTGGGAATGTTGATTTTTTAACCACATCTCCTACTGGAACTAGCTTGATGAAGATCAGTTCTGTTGCTTCTGCTACCGCTACCAGGGATGTTGTTATACCTGAGAATGGCGTGTTGTTTGTGTCTGGAATATACATTCAATACACAGCTTCAACCTTTTTAACCTTAACGGTATTTCATGCGTAATGGCTACTTCTGGAAGTAGAGATTTTGAACCAGATGTTGCGGAATATATTGAAGAAGCATTTGAACGATGTGGTCTTGAATACCGCACTGGATATGATGGCGTAACTGCTAGGAGATCTCTTAATCTTTTGTTTGCTGACTGGGCTAATAGAGGATTAAACCAGTGGACCATCTCTAATACAGCAACAACCTTGTCTAAATCAGATCAGCATATTGATCTGTCAACGTCAACAATCGATGTATTAGATGTCCTAGTAAGAAGGACTGATGGTGGACAAACGACTGATATACAAATGAACCAGGTTGGTCGATCGGAGTATTGGAATATTCCAAGTAAAGATACTGAAGCCAGACCAACCCAATGGTTCCTCGATAAACAAATAACGCCTAGACTTTACATCTGGCCAGCTTCTGAAAATTCGACAGATCAATTAATCATTAATCGTCTTGTCAGAATTGAAGACGGAGATGCTGGTGTAAATACTTTAGACATGCCGTTTCGTTTCTACCCTTGCTTGGCTGCTGGACTTTCTTATTACATTGCGTTAAAGAAAGCTCCAGATAGAGTCACTATGCTTAAAGGTTTTTATGAAGAAGAATTTGCTAGAGCCGCAGATCAGGATCAAAGCAGAGCATCACTTACAATCTCGCCTGGTCTTAGATCTAGGATAGCATAATGGCTTATGCTTCAGGCAAACACTCGCTTGCCATATGTGATCGATGCGGGTTTAGATATAAATACACTGCATTAAAAAAAGAATGGACTGGGTTTTTTGTTTGTTCTGAGTGTTACGAACCTAAAGCACCGCAACTTGAACCAGTTCCTCATGTTGCTGATGCTGAAGCATTAAGGAACCCAAGACCCTCTGCTAATTTTACAGCAGGGACTGGGGTGGTAAGAACAATAGATCCCAATGCAATGATCACATCAACTGGCGATTCGATTGGGTCTGAGTTTGTTGGTATAAAAGGGACTGGTGAAATTGGTACAGTAACGGTGGGAACCACATGAGTTTTACTTACGCAACTTTAAAAACTGCAATACAAAATTATTGCGAAACATCAGAAACAACATTTGATGCAAACTTACCAGTCTTTATTAAAGAAGCTGAAGAAAGAATATTAAAAAACGTAGACATGCCTGTGTTCAGGAAAAACGTCACAGGAAGCGCATCAACTGGTAATACTTATCTTGAAAGCCCTAGTGATTTTCTAGCGCCTTATAGTTTGGCTGTTATATCTAGCAG